AAACGGTTACTTGGTCTGTTCTATATTGGTCGTTTGCACCTAAACCAAGAAATCTCGCACCTGCCCCACCAGATGTTGTATTCGTATCATAACCAACAATACCGCCCTCTAATATTAGACCGGCAAACAACATAGGTGATAAACTGTCTGTTGCTACTGAACCATCATATAGTTCTCTTGTACTTCTAATCAACTGTCGTTCTTTGACTAAGTTGTCTAAACTCGCCCTCTCAACAACTGAAAACCAATCGCCATTACCAACTGCCATGAGTGATTGTATTACCCAAACATCAGCACCTTGTGATACTGCCGTTGATAGTCCGACTTGTTTTCTTTGTCCTGTTTCATCAGGGAAAGCGTAGACCGCAACTGTAATCTTTACTGGGTTGCCTGAACCATCCGTTGGTTGGTTTATTAATGCAGGCATCTCATGTAACAATTCTTTTGTTGGTGTGCCTTGAACGAAAGGCATTTCTCCTTCTATCGCCTTCGTGTTCTGCACCGAGCAACTGCCCACCAAACAAGATAATACTGCTATCGCCAAATATTCCATATTCATAATCCTAAAATTTAAAGTCACCAACTGGCACAACCAGTTGTGTTATAGTACCACTTGCATCAGTAACAGTTAATGTGATTGTTTCTGCTGTTTCATCTTTTGCCCAATAGACTGTTGAACCATCAGGTAAAGTTGCAGTACCGCTCAATGGGCACTCTACTGCGGTTGTGTCTGTATCTTCAGTACAATTCGTACCAAACATATTATCAACCATTTGTTTAGATAAGTTTGCGAATATACGACTTTCAACATTCGTTACAAACTTAGCGAGTGTCGTGTTCTTTGCATCTCTAGCCTCTTTAGCAGCGGCTGAAGTGATGTCGTCTTTTACTGATTCCCTTCTGTTGTATTGAAGTTGTTCTATTGATAGCACATGACTAGAATATCCTTCGCCACTAAAGGCAGGGTTACTAAAATCAAAGGTTAAACTACTTGATATAACCTGAGTACTATAAACAATCAATACACATAAAATTGTTTTGATTAGTGTTTTCATACTACTATTTATAAGGATTTAGACCATAAAAAAGGGGACCGAAGCCCCCTTTCAATGTTACTGTTTAACTTAGTCCTTCTTCCAAAGTGACCATAAGATTGCGATTGTAACTAATCCTACTAAACCTTCGTTACCTAGGCTTGCTACTATGCTAGAGATGTTATCGATAACACCTAAAGATAAGAATGGTACATTTGCACCAAATACTACTTCTAGTGCTACTGATAAACCAATTAGTTGTACAGCGACCGTAGTAATATTACCTATCGTATCCGTTATATTTTTCCACATAAATTTTCTCCTTTTATGTTGTTGTTGTTTTGATATCTCAAACTTCATTCATAATCAGTAGTAATATTTAGACAAAAATGGGGTTAGAAAACAACTTTCTAACCCCAAAGTAGTGAAAACAGATGGAGAGATTACTCGTCCTCTTCCGCTAACTTACTGAAATAACTCAAAGTTTCGTCTGAATCATCATCAGCAGTAGTAACTGGAGTAGGTGTCGGGGAACTTACTGTTTCTGCTACAACTGGTGCTACTTTCGGTGCTACAGGTGGGATGGCAACATCCTCAGCAGTGCCAGTATTTCTAACGCCAGATAGAACTTTGTCAAGTTTTGCTTTAAGCTCATCATATGATTTAAAGTTTTCGTCTGCTAGAAATGGTTTTAATGGATATTGTCTATTCCATATTTCTTCAATGGCCTCGTCATTAGGCGCAATAGCAGTTTTACTATCGAACTCTGACTTGTCATAATTCCAATAGCCATCAACTTTTCTGATTTTTAGTTTAAAGTTTGCACCTTCCCAAAAGTCAAATGGATTGATTGGCGTTTCATCTTCAAATTCAGGTTTCATCGCCTCAGTAATCTTATCAAAGATTTTCTTACCGAATTTATATAGTTTAACCTGACCCTCATTCTCAGGATGTTTAGGGTCACTCACAATCAGAATATTTGCATAGTAAGATAACTTGCGTTTTCTCTTACGAGCAATTTCTTTGTCTGCCTCAACACCAGAATTCCATAGTAAACTGTTAGATTCACTAATCGGACATTTCTTGTTGATTGTAGTCAAACTGTTTTCAATTAACCAACCGCCTGGTCCTTGAAATGCATGTGACCATAATCTGGCCCATGGCAAATCTTCGTCTTGCACTGCTGGTAAGAAACGAAAAACAGCATAACCGTTACCTGATTTATCTAGTTCTGGTTTCCAGAATCTATCATCTTGGTATGAGTTTGATTGTTTTTGTGGTTCTGCAACCTTTGATAGTTCACCCATTAGGGTGTCTAAGTTGTTTGAGCGTTTTAACGCTGATAGACTTGATGTCATATTTTTTCTCCGTATGATTGTATTTGTATTATTATTGTATCGTTCTGTGCTGTATATATCGCACCTTTATATTTATAACAAAAGTATATCTCAAATTGGAGCGGAAGAGAGGGTTCGCACCTCTGACTACAGATTGGAAACCTGTCGTGTTACTTTTACACTACTTCCGCATGTTTCTTGATATATGTATATATTATACACTAAGTTCTTTCCTTTGTCAAGCGTTTAGCCCTAAATAAATGCCAAATATAAAAGGTATTGTGCAAACGACAAAGTAAGCTAAAAAGAAAATACCTATTATTCTAAACATTATTTAATTCCCATTTTGCTAGCTTGCAACTCTGCATCAGCATCTGGTTTTATTAAATCACAATTGTAAGACATAGTTCTTCTTATTCCGTCACCATTAAACGGATAAACTCCGTGTAACATTGTGTATGGGAATATGTAAAACTCGCCTACTTGAGCATCTACTCTAAATTGTGATACGCCAAGTGGGTCTTGATTGCCGCCAACAAATTCTAAGTAACCGTTTGATGGGTGTTCTTCTCTCGAATATTCTTTACCATATGACTCAGGTCGTTTTAAGACTAATACAGATGATAATCCTAAGTCGGTCATCTTACTTGTATGGTAGTGAAATGGATTATATTCATTCTCTCGCATTTCATTTATCCATGCATTTGCCAAACTGATACCCCACCAAGGCTTCTGAATGTTCTTTAAATACTGGGCAAAACATTGTACAAAGATTTGTTTTGTGTTTTCAGATAATAAATCTGTTACTAACTTTTCTTCTTCAATCTTTCCAGCAAGCGATTGATTGTGTGCCTCTAAAGATTTTGAGTGTTTATCATACGCCTCATTAATCTCATCAATTACTTTCATAGGCAATACAATTTTTAAAATTATACTACCCAATATTGTCTGTGTCATTCCAATAGACTCTACATTTTCTTCTATTACTTCTCTTTCTTCAGCCATCATATCTCCTTTACTTTTTTTCTTAATGTTATCTTAAATCTTGGTGTATCATATTTTAAAAATGGTTTGTATCTTGCCATTCTATCGTGCATCTTAGGCCACAATACTGTTTCTAAAATGTCTTTATCTAATCTATTTGCAAATGAAAGTATATCTTCTAGTATCACAAATGTTTCAACACATATCTTCTTAGAGAGAACCATCTTCAATATAGGCGGATGTTGCCCGTCATGTGATGTGAATATATCGTCAAACTCTATTTTGTTTGCAATCATTCTTTCTAAGATGTAATCTATGTCTTGTTCATAATAATAATGTAATGACTCTAATCTCTTAGACCACTCTTTATAACTTTCGTCACCAGTTGAGCCAATAATATCGCCAACCCATAGATTAGTATTATTGACAAAGTTACTAACAAAGTAATCGACCACAGTAGTGCTGTTATAAGTGCGACTAAGTTTGTGAAAAAAATATCTATCCCTTCTTTTAGTGAAGGTTTCAAGCTTTGCAGTTGTTCGTCCGCCGTGTCTATGAAAGTCGTAACTTCTGTTCTTGCTTGTGAAATGTAATTTGATTGCCAAATAGACTTTATATACTTCAAAACCATTCATTCTCCTTATATGGGAAGTTGTGGCACTTTTTCTACATTTAGTAGATTAAGGTTTTGTGCCTCATAAGTCAACTTCTCTTTGAGTCCTTTGTTTACTAGTTTCTTAGAATCGCTCGGGTCGATTCCGTTCTTTTCACAATAATGAAGAATAGCATCTATGTAGCTCATTCTTTTTGTCTTAACTAATTCTTCTATTAATATTGCAAACTTGTTGGGCGTAATTATCATTTTCATATTTTAATCTCATCTAAGTTTATATATTTCACATTGCCACAATCTTTCAATTCTTTCTGCTCAACAGCATTTACTTTGTAAAACTTTGTGTCTTTAAATCTGTTGAATATGTTCTTATCTTCTTTACCGTGTCCAGTAAGGTACACTTCTTTAAAAAATCTTTTCATATTATTGCCTTGAGTTAGTGCCAGTTTGGGTTAGAAGGTACTGGCAACCCCCTTAGCAACTTAAGCTGCTAAAGCGTACTGGTTAGAGTTTGCTTTTGTTTTAGTTTTAAGTCTTAGGACTATCCTCTCTTGTAATCTTTCAATAGCAATGTCGAAGTCCATTTCATCCCCACCAAAATATTTTAGGGATGACCAAAATACTTTGGTGGAGATGTTGGGAATCGAACCCAAGTCCATCACCTTTACTCCATTACCGTCAACAAGAATTCTTACCATCTTCTAGGCACTAGTCGTTCTGACGCTTCGCCCAAGACGGGTTGAGCAGTATCTTGTTCTGCCCAAAATTCATCTATCGCTGGTTGCAATAGTGGTAAATAATCTTTCTTATCTTTCACAAATGTCTGTCGAGTACCATCTTCACAGACAATTAGTACAGCAATCTGGTCAATTGATTGACCATATCTTTCTTCAAACATCTCACAATAGGCAGTACATTGAATGAAATAGTTTTCAATCCATTCTTCTTTCTTTTCTTTTGTAGATGTTTTAAAATCGATAACAGTTATCTTGCCATCATACTCAGCGATACAGTCAACACGACCTGCAATACCCCATTTATCACTATAGAGTCCGCCTTCTTGCATAACAATATTATTTATATTATCGAGTTCTGGCTTGAGTTGAGTGAACATAAAGAGTGGTAACACCTCTTGATTTTTTAGTTCTTCATTATTTAAATAGTTCTCAGCAAGTTCATGCACAGCAGTTCCTCGTGAGGCAGCTGCTCTCATTATTTTATTTGCAGCATCTTCACCAACTCGTTCACGCCATTTCTGAATGCCTTCTTTCGCTCTGCCACCAAGAACAGTTGTGATAGACGGATACTTATTTCCGTCTGGTGTTACATAGAATCTTTTCTTGTTGATAGTTTCTGTGAACACCTCTGGTATCATGTTATCAGGTATAGGCGCATGAGTGAATGTTTTCCACTCATTATCAGGATATTTTAGTTTCATTAAATCGTTTAAAGCATCAGTCATTATAATACCTCATATACTTCTTCAACAAGAACTTTCTTAGTTTTGCGTTTATCTAACTCAATACCGTGGTCACGGCCAACTAATTCTAGTTGTGATTTGGTCATTGCGTTGAGTTCATCTTTTCCAAGTTTAACGCAGTCTTTACCGCCAGGGTTGAACATACACTTGAATGTGTGAATACACTTACCGATAAAACTTTTCTTATCAGTAAACATTTTTGATTTGTCAATAGCTTTTGCCATGTCTTTCTCCTTCTTAATATATTAGATATATTATATCAGGTTACCAGACATTTGTCAAGCGTTATCCTCTAGTTATTTCTACTATTTTTTTGAGTTGTGCTTCGATTACTTCTGCACGATTAGGCCAATGAATATAGGCCTCAGGTGATTTGGCAAGTTTAACAAGTAATGGGATGATTAGTTTCTCTAATTGTTGAAACTTCTCTTTTTGAATTTTGCCAAGATTGTCTTTTCTCAAATCGTACTCATCGTCCATTTGTGATTTTGCAATCTCTAATTCAACCTCATGTTTATCGTCAATCTTACCTGATGCTGTTGATACTTCTCTAAGTATCTTGTCTAGTTTAGTTTCTAACCTTGATATAATCTCAGTAGATACTGCTTTACCAACACCATCAGCAGTCTGTTGAACTACTTGTTGTGTTGCCTTTGTGTCTGCGACTGTTTGGTCTGAAGGTTTACTTGAAACTCCTGTGAAGCCCCAATCACCACCAGTATCAAACCCGTCTAAAAAATCAAAATCTGCCAT